ATGGAAATTTAAGTGGTTTAAGTAATCAATCAACAACCATAACTTGGCCAATAGAATTTTTAGGTAACTTTAGTTCAACTCAAAATGAATTTAATGGCGCAAAAATATTCGTAAACGGAAATTTAAGTACTTCTACATCTTTGCGTGGAACTTCAATAATTGAACTAGAAGGTGGTACAAATACAACTTGGGGAGCTGGAACTTATCAAAATAGTATTATTGTAAATAAAAATGGAGCAACAGTAACACTTCCAACAGCAGCAACAATTACATGGGGTGCTGCAGGTAGAAGTCTTACCTTTACTGCCGGAACTATTAATACTAGTACTTCTACATTTTCAGTACCTGCAAATATTGCAGTTACAATGAGTGGGATGTCTTTTTATAATTTAATACTTCCTGGTCTTGCTACATATGTAATAAACACCCCAATTTCTATTTCAAATAATCAAACATTAGCAATTACAGGAAGTACAACATTTACAGGTACAGCAGGTTGGACTTGTGCAAATCTATTATGTTCAACACCAAATAGAACAATTACTTTAGCCAATAGTTCATCAGGTGCTTCATATAGAACAACTTCAACAGCAAGTTTATTAGGTACATCTGCTTCACGAATTACAATGACCTCAGATAATGCAACAACTCAATCAATTTGGACTTTAAATAATGGAGCACAACAATCACTAGTTTATGTGAATGGTACTAGAATTGATAGTTCTCAAGGGGCAACAATTTGGTCATTTGGAGGAATATTAACTGGAACAACTAATTGGGGTACAGGCAGTGCCCAAGCAACTACTGCCTATACATACGTTTGTTAAGATATGGCATTAAGGTATTTTGTAAATGGTGGATTAAATAATAATTGGGGACAAACTGGTGCACAATCTAATTGGAGTTTAACTTCTGGTGGGGCTGGAGGACAAACTGTTCCAACTGCTGCTGATGATGTTATATTTGATGCTTCAAGCCCTAACTGTAATCTCGATGTTGCAGGTACTTGTTTATCATTCAATGCAACAAGCTATGGGGCCAAAACTTGGGCATTAGGAACTAACAATATATCTGTTGCAGGTGGAGTATTTACTCTAGGCACAGGAATGACTGTAACAGGCACCGGGACATTAATTAGAACAGCAGGTGGAAATACATTAACATCAAATGGAGTAACATGGCCTGGAAGTATTCAAATTAATTTAAATGCAACACATACATGGGGTGATGCTTGGACTATAAGTGGTAGTTTTACCGCATTAGTTAACTTAACTATAAATGGAACATTTAATATTACAATTGGAGGAAGTTTAATATGTCCGACTTTATCATCAACATCTACATATATTCTTAATGGTGTTGGAAGTTTAAATGGTATATTCGTTAGCTCTACTATAATAATAAATACTGCTGTTACTAATACTATTACTTTACCTACATTATTACAAATTTCTTCGGGTACATTAAGATTAACATCAGGAATGGTAAGTGTTACAGCAGGGCATGTTTTTAGACCATCTGCTTGTACATTAGATACTGATAGAACATCTACAGGTGGTAATAAAATTAGCTTTTTTAATGTCACAACTGTTAATTCAACTACAATAACATTACAATCAAACTTCACTTTTACTAATAATTTTACTAATGCACAAAATATAACAACTGTTGGGGTGTTTAATATATTTGTTGGTGGTAGTCTAATACATACTGGTACTATTGGTGGCGATGCAACATTAATAATGGATGGTTCAAATAATGCAACAATAAGTGGAACTATAGCTACTGATTTAACTATTTCTAAATTAGGTGTAGCTGTAGTTACACCAGCAAGTACATTAAGTTGGGGAGCAACTGGTAAAACATTAACATTAAATAGTAGTGTTAATTTTGCAGCCAATTCAAATACTCTTACGTTAGCAGGTTCTCCAACAATAGTTAATAATGTTCCTACTAATGCATTTTTTAACTTAAATATTCCTGTATCAACATTAACTATAAATGGAGGAACTATAAGAATAAGTAGCAACTTAACTCTTACTGGTCTTGGGGCTACATTTGCAGGAGCATTTGGATGGGATTGTGATAATTTAATATGTTCCGCAGCAGGAACATTTAACATCACACTACAACAAGGAGTAACATACAGAACTAGAACAGGAGTAAGTATCACAGGAGGGCTAGCTACTACAGCAAGACCTACAATGGTATCATCTGATGCAACTAATCTTGCCATATGGACATTAGATCCAGGAGCAACACAAACATTAATATATGTTAATGGTACACGTATAGATTCATCAGGAGGTCAAACAGTATGGACATTTGGTGGTACAGTAGGTGCAACAACAAGAAATTGGAATGTAGGAACAAGACCAGGAACTACATCTTACACATTTGTAAATTAAATTGGAAAAGTCAATATTTATAATAAATTGACTTTCCAATGAATATTCCTATATACCCAGGCAGCTCATCATTTTTCCCAGGAGAAACTCCATTTGGATTTTATGATTTTGATCCACAATTTCAAGCAGATGCAGATAAGGTAACAACTTTTTGTGCTAGACGATTAGGATATCCAATCATGGATGTTGAATTGCAGGATTTAAATTTTTATGCTGCATTTGAGGAAGCCATTACCACATATGGAAATGAATTATATGCTTTTCAATTAAGAGATAATTTACTAAATGTAATTGGCTCTTCTACTGCTTCAAATATGAATCATGTTGTTACTACACCTTCAATGGCTGGAGTAATTAGATTATCCCAACAATATGGCTCTGAAGCAGGAGTTGGAGGAAATATTACTTGGTATAGTGGTTCATTTAAAACTACAGCTGGGGTTCAAGATTATGATTTTAACTTATGGGCCATAGAAAATAATGTAACTGGAGGAATGGAAATTAAAAGAATATTTTGGCAACCCCCTCCAGCAGTTAATCGAGTGTATAATCTAAGTATATTTTCAGGTTTAGGAGGAGTTCCAGCTGTTGGTGCATATGGGTTATTTGGATCAACTGGATTTTTAATGTATCCAACAAGTCTATTAGTACAAACTACTCAAGCAGTTGAAATGCAAAATCAAGTATCTTTATCTGATTATTCATTTGAACTAATAAATAATAAATTAAGAATATTCCCTATACCTCCTCATGACGATAGTCATATTTGGTTTCAATATATTAGTATAGAAGAAAGAAATAATAGTGTTGTAGGACAAGCCCCAGGTCAAGTAACAAATGCATCAAATGCTAATTTTACTAACCCAGTATACTCTCAAATTAATTCAATAGGAAGACAATGGATATTTGAATATACATTAGCTTTATGTAAAGAAATGCTAGGATATGTTCGTGGAAAATATACCCAAGTTCCTATTCCAAATAGAGAAATTACATTAAATCAATCTGATCTATTAGCATCCGCTACGACAGATAAAACAGCATTACTTGAAAGATTAAGAGTATATTTTGATGAAACTTCTCGTCAAGCATTATTAGCAAGAAAACAAGCAGAAAGCGATTCAGCAATGAGCGAACTTTCAAAATCACCAATGGTAATATTTATAGGATAAAATGGCAATATTTGGATCTTCAAGAGATGTTTCATTCATAAGAAGAATGAATAGAGAACTGATGGGGGATATAATAACCCAACAGTGTGCTTTTTACAAATATAAGTTAAAAGAAACATCTATTAATATATATGGTGAAGCATCTGGTGGAAAATTCTTTGATGGGCCGGTTTTATTAAACGCATTAATTACTGTTGAAACCACTTCAAATCCTACTAGTGATTTAGGTGTAAACTTTGATTGGCCTATTTCATTTGCATTTTTACGTGATGATTTAATTGAAGCAAACTTGGTTCCTGAAGTAGGAGACATTATATTATATCATGAAAGTTATTGGGAAGTAGATAATGCAAGAGCAACACAATATTTTGTAGGTAAAGATCCAGAATATCCAAATAATCCAAACCCATTAAATCCAGGATTAGAGAATTTTGGTTACAATGTTGGTATATCATGTGATTGCCATTATGTTCCAGCAGATAGAGTTAACATACAAAGAACTAGACTATTATAATGGCTAAAAATAGTAGAACTCCAATTCCTAAAACGCAAAGAGAACTTAGTACCAAACAGCATACAGCGTCTGATACTGAGATGGGAAATCCTAATAGTGCTAACAGTATTAACAGAGGAGATCAAGTTTCCTTTACAGGAGATACTACAAAACCATTCTCAATTGGTATTCAAGATATTGATGAATCCATAATGTATTACTTTGCAAATGTAATTAAACCATTTGTAATACAAAATGGAACAAGAATTGAAGTTCCAATAATTTATGGTTCACCGGAAAAATGGGCTTCATTTCAAAAATTTGGCTATTTTAGAGATTCTCAAGGTAGAATTATGATGCCTATCATCATGTTCAAAAGAGACAATATTGATAAAGTAAGAACAATTGCTAATAAATTAGATGCAAATAATCCAAACAATATTTCAATACAAGGAAAAAGTTATAACCCTAAAAACGCATACGATAATTTTAGTGTTCTGAATAATGTTAGACCTAAAAAACAATACTATGCAATTGTAGTCCCAGATTACATCACAGTAACTTATACCTGCACCATCAATACTTACTACATGGATCAGCTCAATAAAATTATTGAAGCAATTGAATACGCTTCTGATTCATATTGGGGCGATCCTGCTCGTTTCCAGTTTAGAGCGATGATTGATTCGTTTGCTATTAAAACAGAACTAGCAGATAAAGAAGAAAGAGTAGTAAGTAGTACATTTAGTATTAAAATGAACGGATATATTATTCCTGATGTATTACAAAAAGATGTAACAGCATTAAAAAAATTACAAGATGTAGTTAAGATAAGAGTAAGTGAACAAGTAATAAACAACATAAATGAAATTAAAAATACATAATATTTATAATAAAAAATGAGTAGTATACCTTTTTTAAATGATGGTGATTCTGGTTTTATAGCTAGAGCAATTATAAATGCATTAAGAGGTCCAGTTAATTCAATAACTGGAAGTGTTGGTGGTTCTGGAAATGGAAATACATCATTTACTGGTTCATTTAGTGGATCTTTAAATGGAATAGCAGCAACTTCTTCTTTTACTCCAAATGCTTTAGTTACAGCTTCTGTATCTTCAAATGAAATTACATTTACAAAAGGAGATGGAACAACATTTCCAATAACTATAAATACTGGATCTATAACTCCAACTGGAAGTTTCCTCACAACAGCATCAGTTAATTCAAATGAAATTACATTTACAAAAGGAGATGGAACAACATTTCCTATTCTAATAGATACTGGATCAGGAGGACCAGGAATCCCAGGAGGAAATCCTGGTGAAATCCAATATAATAGTGCTAGTGCTTTTGAAGGTGTTCCTACCTTAACATTTGATGGAACTAACCTAACAGCAACTGGATCATTTACTGGATCGTTTACTGGTTCACTTTATGGAACTTCATCATGGGCTTATAGTGCTAGCCAAGCTATAACAGCTTCATATGTTACTTTAAATGGATTAGGGATAATAGTAAACGGAATGTCTTTAACAGCATCTGCTAGAACAGTAAATGGAAATTCTCCAGATGCAATTACTGGTAACATAGTAACTGGATTATCAGCAACTGTAACTGGTACCTCAGCTTCATTAGTAATAAGTAGCTCAGGAGCAGTAACAGCTTCATTATCTGATGGTTTAGTATGGGTTATATCAGGTGATAGCACACCTGGAAATAATGGTGATAGTTTTATATGGAGCTCAGGATCCCAACAATGGTATCAAATTGCCCCACTAGATCAAACCGCTGCAGATGCTAGATATCTTATGCTAGATGGTACATATCCTATGGTAGGTAATATAACCATGAATCCAGGTTTTATCTTAATAGGTACCTCTTCTTGGGCATATTCATCATCACAAGCTGTAAGTAGTTCATATGCTACTACTGCATCGTACGTAAATTTAGTAGCAGGTCCTAGAATCCAAGCAATAAATTATAATGCAGGAGCAATTGAAATTACTGGGTCAATAGGGGGTTCAGACACACACATTCAATTCAATAGTGGATCTACTTTTTCTGGATCTGCTAATTTGACTTATATTTATGAAAGTCAAAGTTTACAACAAGGATTCCAAGTAACCGCTTCTGGTTTACATTCGTTTGCGAGAGGATCAGGATCAATAGCCAGTGGGGCATTTTCTTATACTGAGGGGGCTAATAATTTAGCAATTGGAGATTATGCAAGTGCATACGGGAATGCAAATATCGCAAGAGGTAGGTTTTCTTATGCAGCAGGACTTAGAACAACTGCTTCGGGAGATTATTCTCGCTCTGTAGGCCAAAATACTTTGGCTTCTGGATCTTATTCACATGCCGAGGGAATAAACACAAGAGCTAGTGGATCACACACTCACGCAGAGGGGAATGCTACTTTAGCTCAAGGACGATGGTCTCATGCAGAGGGCTGGCTAACTACAGCTTCTGGTGATTATTCACACGCTGAAGGTAACTCTACAATAGCAACAGGACAAGTAGCCCACTCAGAAGGATTTCAAACCACGGCATCCGGATGGTATTCTCACACTGAAGGTAGAGAAACTCAAACATTAAGTAGCTCAGGAGACTACTCACATACCGAGGGTAGAGGTACAATAGCTGCAGGAGAGTATCAACATGTACAAGGTTTATTTAATATATCCTCATCTGCACAAGGGGCATTTATAATAGGAAATGGTATTGATGATTCAAATAGAAAAAACTTAATATTTGCAGCAGGTAATGATTTTCAAATAAGTGGTTCACTATATGTAAGCGGAGCAGCCCAATCAGGTGGTTCAAATCAAGTACTAACCTATAACTCAACCACAGGTTTAGTAACCTACACTGCATCTAATGCAATTGGTGGAGGTGGAGGAGGTGGACCAACTTCACCTGGAGGCTCAGATACTCAAATACAATATAATAATTCTAATGCCTTTGGGGGTGTTCCTACTTTAACATATGATGGAACTATATTAAGAGCAACAGGTTCATTCACAGGTTCACTTACAGGCTCGTTATTCGGAACAGCCTCTTGGGCACAAACAGCCTCTCAAGCCATTTCATCATCGTACGTAAATTTAGTAGCAGGTCCTAGAATCCAAGCAATAAATTATAATGGACCTATAATATCAATTACAGGTTCTATTGGAGGATCAGACACACATATTCAATTTAATAGTGGATCAGCTTTTAGTGGTTCAAATAGATTTACATTTGATTACACAAATAATGCAGCTAGATTAACCGGTTCATTATTAGTAACAGGTTCTACAACATTAACAGGATCATTTAATGTACATAATAGTTTAGATGGAGGGTTTTATCCTACTTTTGAAAATAGAATTAATGGTGCTAGCACGGAAACAGGATTTACAGTAGTTGGAGGTAATGGAATTTCTGGTTCTTTTCTATATTTGGCTGCTGCACCAAAAGGATACTCCCAAAATTCATATTATTCAGGAAGTACATTAATTATAACATCCCCTGTATCTGCCCCTGGAGGTCCTATTGGTGATATTAATAGACCAATGAAACATATTAATGCTATAGTAGGTACTCTAGGTGCATCATCATTTGAATGGCATTATACTGGTAGTTATAGAATTGTATCTGGTGGATTAAAAATGAAATTAGATGTACCATCTGGTGTATTATCAAACTCAGGAAGTATTATAACATCAGGAAGTTTGACAATAGCTAGCGGCTCATCATCCACAAATGGAGACAGTGCAATATATTTTGGACAAAGTGGATCAGTGGGAAGTTGGAGAATAGCCCCTTCAGGTTCAGATTTAGTTATTCAAAAATGGAACGGAACAATTTACATACAATCCGGAATATTTAGTTAATTATGGCTTTTTCAACAGATCAAATAACAGTTACAGGAACTGGTTCATTATCTATTCCTAGTATGCCCTCAGCTTCCTCATTAACTAATATAGTAGTTTTTGATTCATCCTCAGGTCAATTTTCTTATACTTCTTCTGCTGCTGTTGGTGGAGGAGGAGAAAGTTATCTTCCATTAGCAGGAGGAACAATGGACTCAGGTTCCATAATTAATTTTTATAATGGATCTAGATTAAAAGAAGGAACCACAGACGCCGGATTAAGTGGTAATGGAGGCATAGCATTAAAATGTTCCGTTGATTATGAACTTAAATGGGATGCAGGTAGATTATTTGTAATGACTCAAAATGGTTTTACTATTCGTGAGTCATTATATAATTTAACAGTAACTCCTACTGCAAATGATGATGATACAAAAGGATATATTATAGGTTCTAGATGGACCTTAGATAACGGAATCACATATGTTTGTACTGATGCAAGTACTAGTGCTGCGGTTTGGGAAGTACAAACCGGAGCTAACACTAAATACCTTACTTCTTGGACTGGAAATTATGAATTCCCTGAAATATACGCAAATGAAAGAATATTATTATTTGATATTTCAGGTGGTGCATTTCTAACAGTTTCCCTCAGTTTCCCAATCCAATCTGAAGCACTTGAAGGTAGTAAATTAACAGTAAAATTTGTCCAGAATTATAATGGTACTTTAACAGCAATAGAACATGGTGGTGCTACTTATAGGATAGAAACACCAACATTTACTTATGCCGCTGGAGAGAAAATAACATGGGTATATAATTCACAACAAGATAAATGGTTTTTATATTAATTTAAAATAACAAATAAAATTTATGACAACAAAAGTTTTAACACAAGAAGAAATTCAATCATTAAAATTAATTCAAGACAAACGAATTCAACTAGTTGAACAGTTTGGAGTTTTAGAAATAAGACTTCAAGATCTTGAATTTCAAAAAGAACAACTCAAAACCAAATTACAACAACTACGTCAAGAGGAAATTAAGGTAGGTGAAACACTACAACAAAAATATGGTGACGGATCTATTAACCTTGAAAAAGGAGAATTTATAAGTAACTAATATTTTTAAAAGGTTTTGCCATATTTATAATAAATTAAAATAACTAAAAAGCAATGGCAGAAGTACTAATATCACCCGGTGTCTTAGCAAGAGAGAATGATTCTTCTTTTGTACAAAAAAGACCAGTTACTGTAGGAGCAGCAATTATTGGACCAACCGTTAAAGGCCCCGTAGAAGTTCCAACAGTAGTAACTACATGGAATCAATTTCAAAATATTTTTGGTACTACTTTAGAAAGTGGTAGTGTTAATGAAAAGAAAAACTACACTTATTTTACCTCTATTACAGCATATAATTATTTTGCTAATGGAGGTCAATCATTATTAGTAGCTAGAGTAGTATCAGGTTCAGGAAATTCTTATTCACCAGCAACATCTTCTGGAGTATTTAATAATATAACTCTTACTACAGCATCAGCAAATGCTGATTTTGCTTATTTGCACTCAGCATCAATAGTAGGATCTTCTTCATTAAGTGTAAGAGGAATTACAATTCAAGTAACAGGAAGTACAGTTCCTGCAAATACTAGTACAATAATTTATGTAGCATCAGGTTCAACTAATATTTTAACAACAGCAGCAGTAGTAGCAGCTTTTAATGCTAGTGCATCTTCATATTCCGCCTTACAGTTCATGACATCCAGTGTTTCTGGTTCTCCAGCTACTGGTATTAAGTTTGATTCTACTTTAGGATATTTAGGAAATTTTTACACATTTATTTCAGGAAGTACTACAGTTACACTTTCAGGAGGAACATCAGCAACACCCTTTACTTTAGAAACATTTTCTGAAGGTATTATAATGAATAGTACCAGCACTGAAACAGCAGGTGGAAATTTACCTAGCGGTTCAGAAAATAACATAAGATGGCAAGTCGTAAATGCTAGATCAGCTTCTGGAACATTTGATATATTAGTTAGAAGAGGTAATGATAGTGCTCTTCAACCTGTAGTATTGGAAACATGGACTAATTTAACATTAGATCCAAATTCACCAAATTATATTTCTCGTGTAATTGGTGACTTTAGAGAGGTTTATGATTCAGTAAATTCTCAAATTGTATTCTCAGGTTCTTTTGCTAATAGATCAAATTATTTAAGAGTAAGTGCTGTAAATTATACAACACCTAATTTCTTTGATAATGCTGGAATTTTCAAACCACAATTTACATCATCAATCCCATTAAATATCTCAGGAGCATTTGGTGGTGCAATTGGTAATATCCCGGGTGGAGTTAATTTCTATAATAACATTAACAACATAAACACTCAAGGATTAGTAGGATCTGATTATACTAATATGATCAATTTACTTGCAAATACTGATGATTACAAATTTAATATATTATTCACTCCAGGATTATACAATACAAACTATACAGGCCCAATTGGTGATTTAATTCAAATTGCTCAAAATCGTGGGGATTTTATCTATGTAATTGATCCAGTAGCATATAATTCAAATATCTCTCAGGCATCTACAGAAGCAGGTACTAGAGATACTTCATACGGAGCTATGTATTGGCCATGGGTACAAGTAGTTGAACCTTCAACAGGCGAATATGTTTGGGTACCGGCCTCAGTTTCAATTGCAGGTGTTTATGCTTATAATGATTCGGTAGCAGAACCTTGGTTTGCACCAGCAGGTATTAATAGAGGAGGATTAAATACAGTAGTAAGAGCAGAGAAAAAATTATCACAAGGTAATCGTAATGATTTATATGCTGCTAAAGTAAATCCAATTGCAACATTCCCAGGACAAGGGGTAGTAGTATATGGTCAGAAAACACTTCAATTAAGAGCATCTGCTCTTGATCGTGTAAATGTTCGTCGTTTATTAATTGCTCTTAAATCATATATTTCTCAAATTGCAAATACATTAGTGTTTGAACAAAACTCAATTGCAACAAGAAATCAATTCTTAAGCCAAGTTAATCCTTACTTAACAAGCGTTCAACAACGCCAAGGATTATACGCGTTTAAAGTGATTATGGACGATACAAACAATACTCCTGATGTAATCGACAGAAACGAGTTAGTTGGTCAAATATACTTACAACCAACTAAAACCGCTGAATTTATCTACTTAGATTTCAACGTTACTCCAACTGGTGCTTCATTCCCAGCGTAAAAATAAAATAGATACATATTTATAATAAATAAAAAATATAAAAGAAAATGGCAATTTTATCACCAAACGAAATATTTTTCACAGCATTTGAACCTAAGGTAAAGAATCGCTTTATCATGTATGTTGATGGTATTCCCTCATATACAATTAAAAAGATTGGTGCTGTAGGAGTAACAATGGATGAAATTAAATTAAACCATATTAACGTTTACCGTAAAATCAAAGGTAAAGCATTATGGGATGATATTGAAATGACATTGTTTGATCCTATCACTCCATCTGGTGCTCAATCAGTAATGGAATGGGTACGTTTACATCACGAATCTGTTACAGGAAGAGATGGTTACTCTGATTTCTATAAGAAAGATGTAACTATCAACGTTCTAGGACCTGTAGGCGATATCGTTTCAGAATGGATTATCAAAGGAGCATTTATTAAATCTGCTAATTTTGGTGATTACAGTTGGGATGATGAAGCAGCAGCTCAAGAATTGACTGTTAACTTAGGAATGGATTATTGTATCTTGAATTTCTAATTCAACCAAAAACAAATTAAAGAAAGCTCACCTGAACTTGGTGAGCTTCTTTATTTTCACTATATTTATAATAAAATAAGTTACATTAAATAAAATTTATGGAAAACAACATCCCAACAGAAGTTATTGAATTACCTTCAAAAGGCTTAATTTACCCAGAAGAAAATCCCCTATCAAGTGGAAAAATTGAAATGAAATATATGACAGCTAAGGAAGAAGACATCCTTACTAATCAATCATATATTCAGAAAGGTATAGTATTAGATAAACTATTACAAGCACTTATTGTTTCTAAAATTAACTACAATGATCTAATTGTAGGAGATAAAAATGCAATAATGGTTGCTGCTCGTGTTTTAGGATATGGTAAAGATTATTCATTTGACTATGATGGAACAGAATATACTGTAGATTTATCAGGTATTGATAATAAACCATTTGAACATTCAAATAAAGGAGTTAACGAATTTAATTATACTCTACCGTCAACAAGCGTTAATATTACTTATAAAATTCTAACTCATGGTGATGAACAAAAGATTCAAACTGAATTGGATGGATTGAAAAAAATCAACAAAAATTTATCTCCTGAACTCTCCACTCGCCTCAAATACATGATTACATCAGTTGATGGAGATAGGGAAATTAAAGCAATTCGAGAATTTGTTGATAATCATTTACTAGCTCGAGACTCGAGGGAATTAAGAAAACATATTAAAGAAAATCAACCCGATGTTGATCTAACTTTTTTTCCCGACGGGAGTGAAAATAGAGTCGATATCCCAATTGGGCTTAGGTTTTTTTGGCCTGACTTCTGATACTGCTCCAATAGCGAGAGCAAATTTATTTACCCAAATTCATGAGATTTGCTTTCATGGAAAAGGAGGATATGATTGGCCAACTATTTATGCTATGCCTAGATGGTTGCGCCAATTTACTTTTAACAAAATAAATGAATTTTATCAAAAAGAAAATGAAGCTCATGAAAAATCTTCTTTTAAAGGTGGTGGAAATAAATCTACATTAATTGATCCAACAGGTAATGTTAATAAAGAAGCATGGGGTAGTATTCCTAAACCCATTACTCCAACCGGTAAATCTAGTGTAAAATATAAATAGAATAAATATGTTAAATATATTATTTATTATTGTATTATTATTAATGCCTATTTACATAATTAAAGAAATATATAAAGAGATTAAAGAAAAAAGATGGAAAGATGTTATAATAACAATATTAAGTTATACTATATCTTTTTTATTTTTTAATTGGATTTTTGAATTACATTGGATTTGATAATTGTTATCTTTTTTAATATTTATAATAAATAAATTAGTTTAAAAAATGGCTACTCCAAGTCCTGATGATTTAAAAAACTTAAGAGAAGAAGCAGAATCTCTTGGTAGTATTTTAGATAATTATGTTGATAAAATTAAAGACAATGCCAAACTCATTGCCAGGATAACTGGTGATAGTGCTAAAGCTTATGATCCTCAGATAAGTAAAACTAAAAACTTAGCTAAAGAACTTCAAAAAGTTAGTGAAGAAACTTTATCTAATGCTAAAGAAAGAGGAAATGTAGAAAAATCTCTTAATAGTATTCAAAAAGAATTATTAGCTAATCAAACAAAAAGAGAGGCTATTGCTAAAAGATTAACAACCGCTACCAGAGCAGAACAAAGAGTATTATTAGATATTTTAGATAGTTATGATGATGCAATTTTATCTTCTAAAGAATTAATTGAAAATACAAAATCCTTAGCTTCTACTTTCATAGATATTGAACGTAATTTAGGAATCACAGGAGATATTTTAGAAGGAATCAATAAAATCCCAATTTTAAATAAATTTTTAGATGTAAAATCAGCATTAGAAGCTTCAAATAAAGAAGCAGCATCGTTAACTGGAACCAGATGGTCAGTAATGGGAGCTGCTCTTAAATCATTAGGACAAAGCCTCAGAAAAAATTTATCTGATCCTTTAGTTATCATTGGTGTAACTATTAAACTATTCAAAGAACTAGTAAATCTGGGCCTTGCATTCAGTCAACGTACAGCTGACATAGCAAGAAATTTAGGCATCAGTTCTTCAGAAGCCCAAATACTAAATCAAAGATTTTCAGATATAACTGCCTCAAGCAATAACTTACTATCCACACAAACCAATTTATTAGAGGCTACTAATCAAATTAACGATAGATTTGGCACAAGCGCTATGCTTACTGAATCTATGTTAGAAGATCAAATTGATCTAACTAAAAAACTAGGACTTTCAGGTGAAGAAGCAGCAGCATTTGCTGAATATTCTCTTTTATCAGGTAAATCTCAGGAAGATATAGTTAATGCTATTGGAAAACAAAACAAAGGTTTATTAAATAATAAAAAAGTTATTCAAGCAGTAGCAAAAGTTGGAGGACAACTTAATGCTCAATATAAAGGAAATCCTGAATTAATAGCTAAAGCAGTAGTTCAAGCCCAAAAATTGGGAATGACTTTAGAAGACACTCAAGGAATTGCTAAAAGTTTACTTAATTTTGAAGAATCAATAGCAAATGAACTCTCAGCTGAACTAATAACAGGAATGGATTTAAATCTTGAAAAAGCTAGATATTTAGCTTTACAAGGAAAATCCGCAGAAGCCGCTGCTGAATTGATGAAGAATTTAGGACCTAATGGTCTAAACAAATTCCAAAACATGAATGTCATCCAGCAAGAAGCATTGGCTGGAGCTTTGGGCATGAGTGCAGATCAATTAGCAGATTCTTTAAGAACACAACAAGCTATAAGTAAGTTAAGTGTTAAAGATAAACAAGCATACAAAGATGCAATTAAGGCTGCTCAAGAAAAAGGAGACTTTGATAAAGCAGCAGCTTTAGAAAAACAAATGAATCAAGGTAAAGAATTTGAATTAGCTAAAGTAAATTTAGATGCTCAACAAAAATTCAATGCTGCAGTAGATAAATTAAAAGGTTTATTAGCTTCAATAGTTGAAGGTCCATTAGGACAAATGGCTGAAACTATTGCTAACATGATTGCAGGAATTGCAAAAATCCCTGGAGTAAAGGAAATACTAGGATATGCTGCTCCAATAGCCGCAGTACTAACTGGAGGAATGCTAGTTAGATCTTTAACTAAAGGAACTTCAATGAATCCCATGGTAGTTACAATGGCCGGAGGTGGTGGAGGAGTATTAGGTGGGGGAGGTGCTGGAGGAAGTAGACCAACAGGATTAGGAAGAGTAGCAAGAGCATTTAGTAGAGGAGGAGTAGGAGGTGGAGGAAGAGCAATGGGTCGAATGTTAAAAAGTACTGTAAAAGGAGTAGGAGGAAAATTAGGAATACTAGGAGCACTCGGATCTTTAGGAATGGATATTGCTGAAGGAGGTATTAACATGGAATCAATAGGAAGGGCAGGACTATCAGGTTTAGGTTCAATAGCAGGAGGAGCATTAGGTTCTCTTATAGCTCCAGGTATCGGTACTATTGGTGGTGGTGTAGCAGGAGGCATGGCTGGAGATTTTCTAGCTAATAAAATATTTGGGGAAAGAGTTGAAATGGCCACCGGAGGTATAGTTACTAAACCTACTAACGCACTTGTTGGTGAAGCAGGTCCAGAAGCTGTAATTCCTTTATCAAAATTAATGAATGAATTTGTTGAAATGAAGAAGTATCTAGCTCAAATAGCAACCAAAGAGGGAAATATATACATGGGTCCTACTAAAGTAGGTACAGCAGTAACAGTTGGAACATATAAAACTCAATAAACACAATATTTATAACAAAAACAAATTATGGGACTTTTAGATAAATTAACAATAGACGGTTCAACTTACTCATATGGTAATGGACAAACTCCAACAATAAACCCAGGAGCAACACAACAATCAAAATTACATGCTGATGGAAATACACCTGGATATTCATTAGATGGCTCTGATTTTTCAGAAGTAAATGCTGCATATCAAGCATATAACGATGGTTTTAATAACAATTTACCTCAACCTTCACTATTGGATATTAATGGGGTATTACCAACAGGTCCATTAAGTGATCCAAGTGTTGGTTCAATTAATAACACATTTTCTCAAGGACAATATCTTAACAACCTACCTGGTTAATGTCATTAATTAATCTTAAAACTAATCTTAAGTCTCTTAAGTTTGGGAATGATCAATTTGATGGAGGTTCCTCAAACCAACCTTACATTCAAACTGAAATTCCTGAAGAACTTGGGGAATACGGCTTTCTAAACAAAGATTTTATCCTAAGAGGTGGAAGTAAAACCGTAACGGATTCACTTATAGATGTTAAGAGATTAGGCAAATATTTTACAGATACTAAGAATCCAAGTGGGTTTCTATTTATAGCAAAACAAAATTTACTTTCTAGAACAGCTGTCCGCACTCAAACTAGTGGATTGGTGAATGAAGGAATATATACTCCTTTAAGTACCTTAGCGCAAGCAGGAGGAGTAGCTTTTGGATTACATGTTAATAAACAAGGATTAAATCCATTTGCTTCAACAGGTCCTACCTCAGATAATGAGAATTTATATGGGGTTAAAGTAACTCCCAATCAAAATACTTTAAGCAATAGATTAATCCAATTATACGGAACTAAATTTTTAACTCCCTCAAATTCAACTCCCAACTCTAGATTTTTGGGAATGAATGATATAAGTACCGATCCTCAAATTCTTCTTTCATATGAAGGAGGACCAGGTTCTGAGTTAGGAATAGGTAAAACTAATATTAGATTATCTAATCCTACTGTAAGAGTAAACGCTTTTATAGATATTACAGACCCTACAGTTAATTATTTAACATTAGGATATAGAGGACTTAATACTGCAACTAATAAAACCGCAGGAAATAAAAATCAATCAGTTAATCCTAATATTCTTGGTCAATTAGCCGAACTAGAAATTGCTGAAGATAACTTTCAATTAGATAACCCTAGACGTATTAAAGGATATGTTCCCGCACTCTACCAACAAGACTTTAGAGGTGGGTTAAGACAAGCAATCCAGTCTGAAGCTCAGAGTCAAACAACTCTTATGTCACTAGCTCCATCATATAATTATGGAAATAATCAAACCATAGAAAATAGAGTCAATTTAGGAGACCCAGGTAATTCCATTAATAAAAATGTATTTAGTTATGTTAGCGGGGCCAACGCAGATGATCCCTTAGTACCTTTAGGAGCCGCTTCTTTTAATTCATATGATAAAATAAATGCTCTTCCTATATATAGTAGTGAAATAGCTGGAATTAATCCAAATAATGTGGGAAATGATTTAGTCAAATTTAGAATTGGTGTTATAAATAATGACAATCCATCTACTCGAATTTATATCCATTTTAGAGCATTCCTAGATCAAATTTCTGATCAATATACTTCAGATTGGGATCCAACCCAATATATTGGAAGAGGTGAAAAATTCTACACTTACAAGGGATTTGACAGAAAAGTTTCATTATCTTGGACAGTAGCAGCACAATCAAAAGCTGAATTGATTCCAATGTATAAAAAATTAAATTATCTAGCTTCAGTTTGCGCTCCAGATTATAGTGCTAATGGATATATGAGAGGAAATATTGTTACATTAACTATAGGGGGATATTTTTATGAACAACCAGGTCTTATAACAGGATTTTCTTATGAAATGAATGAAGAAAATGCAACTTGGGAAATAGGAATTGATGATGGTAATCTAGATGCTCCTATTGATAGAGGTGGTATTGCTCAATCAGATTCTTCAGTTAAAGAGCTTCCCCATTTAATTAAGGTAACAGGATTTAATTTTATTCCAATCCATACATTTGTACCAAGACTACAACAAAATTCTTATGGTTTTGTAGATCCATCTGACCCAACACAAGATAATAATTTCTATGGTCCTGAAAAGTATATAGCTTTAAGTGCGGGTGAAAAAGATAATTATAGAATTCCAAGTATTTCATCATTAGAATCTAAAAATATTTCGCTTATTCCATATGAAACTCCTCCATTAACATTAAGATAAATGAATCGTTATCAACCTATTCCAATCATTATTATTGATAAAAAACCAGTATACCAAACAACAAAGTATCCTGAAATTCCTTTATCTGATAATGATGCATATGTTTATACAACTCAAGGTGATAGATTTGATATATTAGCACAACAATACTATGGAGATCAATCATTATGGTGGGTCATTTCTATTGCTAATACAGCAGTAGCAGGAACATCACTTCCAGCTGATCTACCTCAAGATTCATTAATTATACCTGAAGGCAACCAAATCCGAATCCCAGCAAATTATGCGGATGTAATAAATAGTTTTAGAGTTTTAAATAATTTATAAGTTATGAATATATTAGGTGAAGGTTTCCCTAAAGAAATAGTAGAACAGGTCGCCCAACGACAAAAAAGATTTGGATCTGGATATACTACAAATCGCGATCCTGAAGAAATAGTATATTTAAATGCTAATACTTCTTGGGTAAAATTAATTTCATCAGTTGATGTTATAGATCAAAAAATTCTTCAAGACGAATCTTTAAAAAATGTTCAAGGAATAAAGGATAACAATCTTGCTAAAAAGTTTGTTTTGTTTAATGGAACCATAAATGAAGGTACTAATGAACAAAGAGCAGGTTTAACTCAAACCAATTCACCTTTAGGAGGTAATAATGCATACGGAATTGGAGGAACAGAATTTGGTTTACGCCCAATGATGGGTATTCAATCAGCAGAAATTAAACATGAAAATAGAGGATCAATTCGTAGAGCCACAGTAAAAATTAAAGCATTTAATCGAATTCAATTTGATATAATTGATGCTTTATACCTTAGATTAGGTTTTAGTGTGCTACTTGAATGGGGACATTCAATGTATTATGACAACAATGGAATTCTACAAAAAGGCTCTGATATAAACAATAGTTTAGCAGATGATTTTTTAAAAGGAGGAATAACATACGATAAATTTCTTGATAAAATTCAAAAAAATCGAATCTCATCTAAAGGAAATTACGATGCAATGTTTGCTAAAGTTTCTAATATCCATTGGTCCTTCAACCCAGATGGTAGTTATGATATTACTTTAGATTTAGTAAGTATTGGAGATATTATTGAATCTTTTAAAATTAATTCATTAACCAATTCTAACACATTCGGAAATATTACTCAGGATAGTTTATTCCCCAAAACAGTTATTGACGCTATTAATAAAAGTACTATAGGAAGATTTTTTTATACTATCTATGAAAATATGGGAACATCTACTTCCTATTCTCTAGATGTAGCCACATATGGATTTACAACAGGAAAAGTTGATGCTATACAAATTGAATGGAAAAATATAGGACAGCAATATTATATTAGATTAGGAACATTTCTACAATTCCTTCAAGAAAAAGTTATTTATCAATCTATTGTAGCTGATCAAAACGCTCCAATAATTAAATTTGATTATGACACAGATTCAAACTTAATGTATCTTGAAAATGATCTACAAGTTAGTATTGATCCTCAAATATGTATGGTAAATCGTACTTTGATATTAAATTCTATTGAATTAAATTTTGCGGAACAAGGTGAAGACTTTGAAAGTCCTTTATTTACAGAAAATGTTTCATATGGGCAGATAATGAATATAT